TGTCACTTGCATAGAAGATTGCAGGAGTGACGCTGATGTTATCAGACACTTGATACTTGTAGAAGAACTCAAGCATCGTTGATTGTGTGAGATTTTGACCAGTAGGAGCTTGACCAATAGCAACACCAGCAGAGTTGCCATCAACAAAAACATCTTCCCACTGAAGACCAGCGAACCAAGACTGACTGTTAGTAGCAGCACTAGGAGTACCACTTACAGTATTCCAACCGTAACCAGCAGAGATGGAAGGAACCCAACCCGATTCAAGAGGTTGCCAGTAAGCATTCAGAGCATAACCATTGGAAGTTTGTCCAGGAGCAAGAGCACCTGATGCACCGTTCAGACCATTATAGGTACGAACACGGGTGCCTTCTGTTCCATAACGATAACCGAAAGCAATACCGTAGTTATCACCACGATAACCGATCTGAGCAAGAGTATTCAAAGCACCAGAAGAATCAAACTCACCACGAGAACTATCTTGGCCTGCTTGAGCAACATAGTTTACACCAGCAACAAGACCTTTCTTGCCATACTGAACACCAAAACCAGCGCCTGTTGCCTTGTTATAGACACCAGGAGTACCAGCAACTTGGAAGAAGTCAAGAATGTTTGACTTATATACAGATGGAACCCAAGCCATTTCAGTATTACGAACTGCAGCACCAGCAGTAAGAATAGTGCTACCGTTGAACACAGGGAACTGATAATACAGACGATCAATTACAACCTCATTACCACTGTCACCAACGGTGTTGTCTGCCTTATCAAGTTTGAACAGTGAAGAACTTGAACCAAAAGGATTGCTGCTGAAGTTAGAAGAACGCAGACGAGTGCGAAGCAGATCCTTACCAGTGAAGGAAGTGTCAAAATTCAGACGCAGATCATAGTTGAATGCTGTACGAGTTGAATCACCACCTTTGGTTTGATAACCATTAACACCACCAAGAACAAAGTTTGCTTCACCCTTCAGTTTGGTAGTGGTAGAGAACTGTTGTGCTTCCAGAACACCAACTTTGGCTTCAAGACCATCCACACGTCCCTTGAGAACAGCAAGTTCTGCACCGAATTCATTCAGAAGTGCTTTCAGTTCATCGGTGACTTCAGAGACACGATCAAGACAAGCATTCAGAAGTGCTGCTGCCTCATAACGGGACATAGCACGGCCGCCACGGAAGGTGCCATTAGGATAACCAGCAACACAACCATAACGTTCTACGAGGTTGCTGAGTGCCTGATATGCCCAATCGGTTGGTTGAACATCGGAAAATTGAGTGACGCTTGTGACCTGCTCTGCAGAGGTATATTGGTTGACTGCTGCCATATTGAGTTCTGCGGCATTCGCAGCAACAGGAGCAACCATACCCAGAGCAACAGGTGCAAGCATCAGTTGATTGAGTTTCATAAAAGTGTTTTAGTACTAAACGACATATTGAGTAACTTTGCAAATAGTTGCGGCATCGTCACATCACGGTATTTATCTTAACAGTTTCTTTGGGATCAGTCAAGCCCTTTACGGGTTTTACGATTTTTTATAAGCGGATTAGGGGACTCGAACCCCTGACGAACTGCTTGGAAGGCAGCCATTCTACCACTGAATTAAATCCGCAAGTGTGGGGATTTACCCAGCCTCTGGATTTCTCCTTCACAGGCACGGAACCCCACGCACTTCCTTCACACAAGGATAATATAAGACATAATGAGTATTATGTCAAGAGCCCCCGCTCGGAATCGAACCGAGAATCTTCCGCTTACAAGGCGGATGCAGTAACCGTTATGCTACAAGGGCAAGGTGAACCGTTTACCCGCAACGGTTCTGGATATTATCTAACCACCATAATGATGGAATATCGGCACTATTTACAGATAATACCCAACTCCCCCAGTTTGACTCGAACAAACAACCCCAGAGTTAACAGCTCCGTGCTCTGCCAATTGAGCTATAGGGGAATGGTGGTAGGAGGGATTTCTATGTGCGGACAGAATCACCTTTCACATCATCCAGTCTAAACCAGCGAGAGGTGTTGCACTTCCTACATTTGATGGAGTAAGTGTGATATATCTCATAAGGATATAACAGGGACTTACCCTCTATCAGTTTTATATATGGAGATAAACTCCAACGACTCAGGAGGGACTTGAACCCCCGACCAACTGCTTAGAAGGCAGATGCTCTATCCAACTGAGCTACTGAGTCAAGAGACCTCCCTGTTTGTGCTTCTATGAGAGGCATGGGAGGGGCAGGACTTACACAGAGTTTGGACCCCTGTTGCCTATGAAAGTATTGTATCAGTCCTTAGGGCAATCGTCAACCCATACAGCACAGATTCTCATTTCTCCACCAAGCAGTCTTTGTGCCTCACTGCCGTCTGGTGCTTTCTCAACATACTTTGGTTTATATTTTTTGCGTTCTTCCTCAATGAAGCGATTATATTCTGGAATCACTTCATCAAGTGCTCGGTCAACATCACGTTTGACTCTGCGTTCTACTTTGTCAGGATCTTGAATAAAAATCTCATTGAGAATAGTTTGCGGGAAATACTTTCTTTGAATCTCATCCAATAAGTCCCAAAGTCCATTTTCAGATACTCCTGTGCATTGTGAGAGTGTTGCAATAAGAGTTGATAATACAACACTAAGTATTATAATTTGTTTTTTATCTGGTTTCCTTTTACCAAAGTTAAAATTAATCATGGAAGTTTTTAAGTTTTTCTGTTACTTTTTCCAGTAAAACTGCCATATAAGGTTGCCAAAATTTATGCCCCCATTGCTCACCATTTCTTATATCATAAGGTATATAAATTTGTTTTGCCAACAAAAAATTTTGAATTAACTCAAGTTCTTTTTGAGTTAATATTATTTCAGTCTTCTTTTCCATACCTAAAATGTAAGAGAGGGAGAGCACTATGACACTCTCCCATATTTATCCTACATTAGGATTTTTACATCAAACTTCTACCTTGATCAGACGGGACGCATAATCATGAGCATATGAAGTGCGAGCACCATGATGCCCCCATCCAATCCAACTATACGCATAGTCCATGTAACGATTGATAGACTTACCAGGAGTCTTCATTTGATTTTCAATTCGTTTCCATTGAACTTCATTTGTCAGATAACGAAGTTGCGTAGGAAGTGATGATGGAGAACCACCATACTTCTTAGCGAAATCACCCAATCCATAATATCTATTGGCAGATGTCCATTGAATCAGTCCGTAACCACGTCCGCAGTTACTCCAACTGGTTCTACTACCACCTTCACAAATGTTAGGAATAAAAGTTGATTCCTGACGAATATTACCCATAATGGTAGCAAGGGCGTTTCTGTCTTTAACACCACGATCCTGGAAGTATGCCAGGGTAGCATTCTCATGTTCATTACACCCTTTACAAATTAGCCTTTTCTCTTTTGGCTTTGGTGGTGCAACCTCGCGGATTGCTGTCTTCTCTTGTTCAAACTCTTTAATAATTGAGTAAGGTTGACTCTCCACTGGGGGAGGAGGACCTTGCAATTTATAACTAGAGAATGGCAGTGTTGCCGTACTGGTTGTAACCGTTGCCAGAAGGGGCAGGGCTACAGTAAAGAAGTTTTGCACTAAAATTAATTGAACTCTACATCCGTATAGAGAAAGGGGTACACCTCCCTCTCAAGAGGCAATCTCCACGGCTCTAAATCAAACTCAAAGTCTCATAACAAAAAAAAGATCCACATAGTTGTGAATCTTAACATTATAAGTGAGTATTTATTAAGTGTCAACTTTCGGGTTCTAGAGAAACAATTTCAAGTTCATCACCTTCAGGTTCAATCCACTCATAAAACTCAGCAAGAATTGCTCTTGCATCCTCTTTGGGAATACTCATATTTGCAGCACGGTCAAGAGACCACTCTCGCACATGTGCAACAATATCTTCAGTCGTTGTTGCCATAGTAATCTTTTCGGAAGTACCTGTTGAGGATGTTACTATTGTACCAGGCTGGGGTTCCGTCGTCAAGGGATTCTGTGAGGACATTGTGGTTGAAGAGTCGTCTGGTCTCCTCAAAGTTTGTTTTGCCCTTTGTTTTATGTAATGATAAGATAGTTCGACTAAAATTTTCTCTGCCAAATTTGATAATGTCTTCTTTAAGTTCCGGACAAGACCCATAATAGTTTTTCCAATCTGATTCCGATTTTACCTTTCTTTTCTTTCCTTTTGGTGTTCTGAACGACCAAAAATATTTTCGACCAATGTATTGTCGTTGGTTGGACTTATTGGCAATGAGATAAACAAAACCAAAGTACTCCCCAATAT